TAACACCATCTAAAATGTTTAACTCTGCTGCAGTACTTGTAACACCATCAAGGATATTAAGTTCAGCTGCAGTTGAAGTTACACCATCTAATATATTTAATTCAGCTGCTGTAGATGTTACTCCATCTAATATATTTAATTCAGCTGCGGTGCTTGTAACTGTTGTTCCATTTATAGAAAGTGCGTCTGTTTCAAGTGTACCGTCAATATCTGCGTTGCCTGATATATCTAATGTAGCTGCATCAAGTTCACCAGTAATAGTAATATTTCTACCACCTGTAATATCTTTATTAGAGTCAGTAATAATTGCTTTACTTGCGATTACCGTACCGTTAGTTATACCATCAATAAGATTAATATCTGTAGCACTTGCTGTAACTCCGTCTAATATATTTAGTTCAGCAGCAGTTGAGGTAACTCCATCAAGAATATTGAGCTCGGCTGCTGTGGATGTTACTCCGTCTAATATATTTAGCTCGGCAGCAGTAGATGTAATTGTTGTTCCGTTAAAGTCTATTGCATCTAAATAAGCTACACCATCAATATAAATATCTTTCCATTGTTGTGAAGAACTACCTAAGTCATAAGTATTATCATCATCTGGAATAATGTTAGAGTCTACGTCAGCACCGAATACAACATTGTCAGTAGCTGCATCTCCCATAGTAATTGTACCACCATTAAAAGTTGTAGTACCTGTTACTGTTAGATTACCACCTATACCTAAGTTACCAGATATATCAGCGTTACCATTCATGTCTATTGTAGTTGCTGCTATTTGTATTTCTGTATCAGCTACTAAATCTAATTGTCCATCAGCACTAGAATTAATATATATAGCTGTATCTCTAAACTGTATTTTTTCTGTTGTAGCAATTAATAAGTCATCTGAAAATTCAAAATAATCTTCATCTTCTTTCCAAGTTAAAACACCATCGTTTGTTGTGGCGTTAAATGTTATAGCAATATCTGTGTTGGCATTTGTACCAAATACTAAAGCATTACTAAATAAATTAGAAATTGGACCACCATCACCCGTTGTAGAACCATCATGGGTATGTCCTGTGCTTACATTAAATGCGTTTACTAATTGGTTAAATTCATTATTAAATAGTGCAGCAGTGATTGTATCTCCATCACTGAATGAACTTTGTCTTACATAAGTAGCCATTTATATATATCTCCTATTGTCTTCCTGATGGTCTATAATTTACATATAGTCCGTTAATTGAATATGGTGCATTAGTATCATTACTAAATACTTTAAAAAAATTACTGTGTCCACTACCTGTTAAAACTTGTCTTACTAAAGGTTGTTCAGTTGCTCCAAGTTTTTGAGTTCCGAATACTGCTGTTCCAAAAATAGCAGGTTCTGGTATTGCATCTAAAACTATGTCAGCAGGTTGTGCACTAGTTAAACTGTCATAATCAAATCTAACTCTAAGTGAAGGTTGACATTCTCCTTCTGGAGTAAAAGCAATTTTAACGTAATCTAAAGTTTTTAGAGTTCCTAAATCACCGTAATCATAATCAGGTGATTGATATTCTGCTTCAACACTTGTACCATTAAAACTATTACCTGTGTTATGATTATATATTTTACCGTCTCTATCACCGTGATATACTTTTTCTACTCCTGAACTAGTAAATCCTGATGTAATAGCAGGTGCTAATATTCCTAATGTTTCTGACCATTCAAACCCATTACTTCTTAGTGTTCCTATAACACCTTTTGCAACAAACTGACTATCTGTTACTCTACTATAAAACATTCTGTATTGTGATTTATTTCTTAATACAACACTGCTAAATTGTAAACTATCAGCGTTATTAGCAATATCATTTATTATTGGTTGTATAGCTTGACTAATAGTTCCTAACTCAACGTCACCAATTCTTGATGTACCAGCAACTGTTCTAAATCCATCAGGTGCTAAAAATATTAAGTCACCAGCAATCTCTTGAATTGTTTTACCATCTAAACAACCTACGTTTTTAGTAACAGGTACAACTGCTACAGAATTAGAATCGTTTATATTTTGCAATTTAAATATTGAGTTTTGACAAAATATAAATAGTTCATTACGGAAACTTTTTAATCCTACTACTTTATCTTCTAAAGTAACACTACCTGAACCTGTACTACTAAAACTATCTATGTCATTAGTACCACTATAATAAATTGTATTAGGTGTAGTAGGGTCTCCAGCTACTACTAAATGCTGGTCATGTATTGTACAAAACTTAGCTTTAGTAGAACCACTAATAGTTATTTGACTTGCAAAAAAAGTTCTATTAGTAACATCTGTGTCTGTTCCAGTCATTTTAAATAAGAATGGTTTATTGTTACCACTATTATCTGTTATAATTACTTCACCGAAATCAGAAGCACCTTCAAAAATAGCAAACTCACACTGGTCTACGCTTGTTAAAGATAGTTCACTTCTGCCTGTAAATGTAGAATAATTATCTCCACTACCTGAAACACTATCTTTGTTTAATTGTAACCAAGCACTTTCTCCGTCTTGACTAAAAAATATATCGTTACCTGCTACAGCTATTACACCATCTGCATAAACTAATAAACCTTCTATATCTTCTGTAGAATTAGGTAATGTATCTCCAAACAAAGTAAAACCATTTATTCTTCTATAAGTACCTTCATCAGATACTTCAAAGTTTCTTAACTTAGTAGCAACTCCCGGTGTCTTTAACAAGGCTGAAGAGTTAGTAGATTTATTTAATCCACCAACTAAAGCTACTGAAAAAGGTTGTCCTGATGCCATTTAGAAATAAGTCCTGTCGTCTGTCATATATTTAGGAGTAGGATTAATTAAATTAGATTTCATAGTCCTCATATTTTTTTTGTATTCGTCAAGAGCAAAAGCTGCTTGTTGAATATTTTCTTTAAACTGATGCACATAATATCTTGTCCGTGCTGTTATAACATTGCTATACTGTTCTGGTAAAACAATAGTATCTCCATGTGCTGATAAAGATGTAGGTTTTGTAAAAGCATAAAAATGTACGTTATATACTTTATCTGGTATTGGACTTAATCCAAATTTTCTGTGGTCTGGACTTTTAATAACATAGACAGGTTCTCCATGTGAAGCATCTGAACCTTCTGCGTCATCTGAATTTTCACTATCTCTATAATATCTTTTCCAATCTGCTAGTGTTAAAAATTTTAAACCTTTAGAAACATAAGGAGTAGTTTCTCCACTTACATTTATTGTTGTTAAATAAAAATCATCCCAGTCTACTGAAGAATAATCAGTTGTTATACTAGAACTATCTGATTTAAGAGTATACCATCTAGTTCCTGCTACTGAGGCAACAGTTACATTACCATAAAAAGGGTCTGTTCCTCCACTAACTCCTGCTGAGAAAAAAGGTAGTTGTGGTTCTTCATTAGCTATGTCAAATATAGATTTATTAATTGCATCTTTTATAAATGCTTGTATGCCTGTAGCACTATCAAAATTTACAGAAGTTAAGACAACTTCATTGAGTTCTCTTAACACTTCATTTGTTAAACCTAAATATGTTGTTGCCATTATTTACCTTTAGCTTTTAGTTTTGCTTTTTTACTTAAATCTTTAAAATGAACAAGTTTAACACTTGTTTTAGTATGAGATTTATTTGTATGTAAACTACCGTTAGGCATTTTATGAGTATTGCCTTTCCATTCAGTTCCATCTTTTTTATAATGTGGTACGCCTTTCATTCTTAGTTAGGCATACATTTAGGCATATCACCAGACTTATATTCAGGTTGAGTTGCACCGCCTTTGTTGTACATCATTCTACCCATATTAGCTTGTTTTCTTTTATTTTTTCCCATGCCACCGTACATTTTCTTTTCTCTTTTCATTTTACCGTACATCATATTTTTCTCCTGTAAAATATTTTTAAAATAGGGGGAGGAATAATTAAACCCCTCCGTTTTGGTATCAGTTAATACCGTAGACTTAATTACTAACCAGCTTGTGTGGTTGTGATTCCGTCTTGAACTTTACACTGTCCGTTAAGATACCAGTTAGTGCCATCAGACCATACATGGACAAAATCTCCATGAACAGCTTTGTTAGCAACAAATGAAATAGTATCTGCGTCTGTAACCGTAGCTACTGAACCTGCTGCATCTTCCGGAGAAGATACGTTACCTACAATAATATTAGCACTAGATGCTGTTACTACTGTGTGTGTTCCTGTAGGTTCTGTTGCTCCAACATAAAACCAATACTCTAATCCTGCTGCGGGAGTAGGAAGA